CCGGTCTTTTGACATGGATACGTGTGGGTCACGAACGAGCAGCCACTGTGTGCCATCCCACAGCGGCTGCATCTGGCAGAAAGTGACCTTCTCAAAGACGTCTGTGACGGCACCGACTTTGATCTGGAAGCCAAATCGCAAAAACCACTCAAACAGCCCATCCGTCAAACGGTGGGCATCGCGGCGTTCGCAAAAGACTACACAGTCATCACCATTGTTCACGAGTTTGGCATTTACGCCTCGCTCAGCAAACAGCCTGTGGATCATCGCACACATTATCAAGCAATTGCCCATGGCGGTGTTCATATCACCACTCATGCGACAGCCGCTGACGCTGTACTTGATCGTTCCGTCTGAGCACCTGATGACTCCGCGGTTGTCCAGCTGCTGACGCAGTAGCTGGCGCAAGTTGGTGCGGTCCTCACCGGTGAATGCTGACAGGTAGATGGAGTGTTCCCACATCAACATCTCCCTGCTCACATGTTGGTCAAATCTGGTGGCATCCAGATCAACGGCGACTGGGTCCTCAAAAGAGTCCCACTTGTCGCGCATGATCTTGCCACTCTGCTCTGCGTTGTACCCCTTCAGCACTGTAGGGCCGCCATACACACCGGCAATGCCGGCGTACAATGGCTTCTCCATGTGCTTGATGTGACTTCCAACAACAGCATTGAACCGAGGCGATCTTGGCTGAATCAACCTCGGTGCGGGATCAGGTTTTACAGTGACATTAACCTTTTCCGCCTTAACGAACGAGCGCAGAACCGCGTCACCCTTATGAAGGGGGACCGCCTCAAGTCCATCCTCCGCTCTCTTGTATATGTCCCTCCTGCGGCCGCTGTAATTCAAGTGAAATTCATTCACAGGACGAGCGGCGGTCTTGGGGAGACGGTTGGTAAGAGCAGTGGAAAACTGGCGCAGTTCAGCGAACACGTCGATGCTTGGCTTTGGTGTCTTCACGAATACTCCGTCCACCAGGACGAAATAGACTCGCTCGTGAAGAGCTCGCTTCGCATTTGCAAAGCTGTTGTTGTGGACGATGAAGTTGAGATTACCCGGAAGGCCATCGTACCTGAAATACCTCCGATCTCGTCGCCGCCCGGCGGGAACATACTCGACCCCAACCACTTCGGGACTGTCAATCCTTGTCTCGAAGCCGAGCAGTTCCGCCGGGCCCCCCTACGCTTCCGGGAGCGCCGCGAGCTCAACGCGGTCACCCACCTCGCGATCTTGGAGGACCTGCGCTTGCAGGATTTCTTCGGCAGTGGGGATGAAGTAGGCGGTGGTGATCCGCGAAACATGCATCCAAAGATCCGTCTGCCGCATGTCGGGGTGGGCCAGCTTGATCTTAGACCTCAAGAATGAGGCCACCGTGGCGCGCTGCGCCACATTGATCTTGCATATGGGAAACTCCAGCTTCGCGGCATAAAGCCACTCACGCTGGAAGCTCGTGAGGGAGCGCTGCGATGTCGCGCTGCTCGATACCTCACTTCCACGAGCGCTCAATGAGCTCTCGACCCGCCTCATACGTTCCCCCACATCGAGCATGGCGCGAACATGTGTTCCAACAATTTCGCGCCCTTCGGCAGTGTCTGCGACGCCACCTCCTGCAGCAGCAAGGGCCGCTACGTCGGGGGAGAAGTCACCGAAGTGCATCTTCGTGGGGTCTCCTTCTTCTTCGGCCCTGTTTGACCGACCAGTGATGGGAGTGCCCGGGGCCCCGTCCGTGGCCCCGCTCATCCAGGCCTCAGTGGCCCCAGTGATGAATTCATCTGCCCATCTACTCCTGCTGTAGGTCACGCGCTTTAGTGCGAGAAGGCTAAGCAAAAGCGCCATAGTCGAAGTAACTATGATGCCCTCTGCCTTGCCCATCAAGCCCATACGGGCGCGCCCAGTGGCCAGCTGCGTGATTAGGGGCATCACCAACCCCCAACCCACACGCGTGGCCAGCAGGCTCACTAATATCTTGATCAATATCACCTGCCACGGGATGACAGTCGGGGGGACGAGTCCCGACATGTCACGCCGGGCGTACACCGGGCCGACGCGGCGGTAATGCCGCAGCCACGCAGTACGCAAAACAGAGATCAAGAAAGCCATGTGAGCTGGTGTGCCAAACGCGGTCGTGTTACGAATCCGCTTGGGCCTGCCA